TATTCATATATTTCCACTCTTCAACGCTGAGCGATAGCTATGTTTTGCATTATAGCATACTAAATGTATGCTATGAAATTATTCACTGGACGAAGTCTCTGCCCAACTAGACATTGCAATAATCTGATCGTAGCTTAGGATGCGACCTGATAACTGCTGTAGCTTATCGGTCGGCACCTCATGCATATCAGAGATGCACTCTTCACGCATAAGCTTGATAAAATCAATTAAGCGGTTAAACGAATCGTGCCGCTTTAGATGTTCGATGTCTTCTTCAATAGTCATATTATTTATCTTTTGAAAGATATTCTTTTAAAGCTTGTTTCTGCTCAGGTGTAGCTTTTGCACTAGAGTCACCGCTGTAAACCCTAGCCAGAATAGTTTGTTTCATTGCTGTTGGATTATCTGCGTACTCAGTTCCTTCAAAGAACTTAACTTGATCTGGTGTAACTTCAAACTCTGGAACAAATTCATCTTGTCGCATCCTCAAGCGAATGGCTTCATTTTCTGCTACTGCCCCTAATTGTTTCTTGGATAAAGAGCTGTACGGATTAAGGATAATAGTATTATCCTCAGCCGCCATACCAGCCACTTCAGGTCTATCTGAGAAAAATTTATCCTCCCCAGGGTATAACTTTTCACGAATAGGAAATCCAAATAATTTATCAGATGCTCGTTTGTTTGCGTATTGATCAGGTGTCATATTATTTTAATAAGAAACCCGATTCATTAATATTACTGTGTATTTGTTCAGCATATTTATTAGCTTCTTCTGCGCTTTTAAATTTTGGGTATCTATGTAATCCAAACTTTTTAGCTACACTTATAGCTTCATCATCTGACAATTGCTTTCCTTCGACCATAGTAGGTATAAGGATATGATCGTCATCGAACTGATAAGTAGAAATTTTAACATTACTTTTGCTTCCATCTTTATTATCTACGAATGGATGCTTTGTTGGAAAAAGGCGAATACTTGGCTGTTTATCCATATTAGTATCTTACATTCCTTGTGTTTGAATTTCACCCATCTGTGCAGGCGTTGTACCTACTCGACCAATCTGAGCATTCTGTGCTTGCTGCATCTGGAAGGTGTACTGACCTGCGTACTTTTCCAGACGTTCGCGGAAAGCTTCATCTTGTTCTAGTCGTTGTGCAATGTCTGGTTGCTGAGCGTACTGCTGGATAGCTTGCATCGCAATCTGTGCTCCCGCTGGACGTGCTGGTACTTCGATCCCCGAAAAGATCTTAGTCAAGTCATCGGTTACATCCTTGATTACTTGCTGTTGAGCCGTCTCCACTGGCTGTAGAACTGCATCAGCCATCACTGGGTCAATACTAGCGGCAGCAATATCAAGCAGGCTGTCTACATTTAGACGGCCATTTGCATTGAGCTGATTGAGCGCAACGAACTGCTGTAGCTTTGTCTGCACAGTCTCTGGATCAGTGTTCTGAACATCAAAGGCAATGAGGATGTCAAAGTTCTCGTCCGGCTCACCCTTGGTCATTACCTGTGGATCAGGGATACCTGTTACACGATAGAATACTTCATCGGGTCCGAAACGCTGAAAGCATTTAAACGCCATACGAATAACCTCCGCAGTGTGGCTAAGGAACTTATCAACTAAGAACTGCTGGCGAACTTGGCTAATATTTGATCCTTCGTCCAGTCCAACTAGACGGTCAGCAGTATCAGTAAGGGTTTTCTCAATTTCGAGTGATCCAGTATTGTAAGCTGGGATAGGAGCAAAGTCCAAGTCACCTTTACGGCGATAGGGAATCATACGACCTGGACCCCAATCAGATGGTGCTTGACCAACTGGGTGCATAATCGGCGGTATGGTTGCTAGGCTATTGCGGTCAATACGAGAATCTCGCTCAACCTTTACTTGATTCTGGATACCCCTAAGAACCGAGGGGATAGTCATCGTGTCATATAAACGTTTGCTGTCCTCGGACAACTTGGTGACAACTACGGGATAATCCTCATATCCGTTAAGCAACTCAAACTTAGCATAGCCAGGTGTGATTTCATCACCGCTAAATTCGCGATGAAAAACCGTACAGTAAATACCTTCCGCGCCATCCTCTCGGTCGATTAGGCGTTGGTATCCGTAGCAGATTTCAATTAATTCACCTGCTTCGTATGTACTATCTGTTAGGCTAATGCTGCGACGGCCCTCCTGCTCGCGCTCTATACTATCTATATTGACTCCACGGTATTTCTCAATAACGTGCTCAACGAAGTCCTCATCCCATCCATCGGTGACGACCTTGTTTTCTAGTTCTTGTGGTGTATAGTAAGTGCGCCAGAAGCAGTAAGGTGCTCGCTGCGGATCAGTTACATAAGTTGGGAAAAAGAAATCACCATCAGGTGCTAGGGTCTTAACGTCCGGAGCATTGACTTGGCGACGAGTAATAGGCAATTCGGCTACTCCAAACTTGCGGAGTTCCTTGATTGCTTTCTTTGCTCGTTTAGTGGATGTTCCTTCAAAGACGTTTTGAAGCAAGGATACTAGATCATCGTCCATCTCCCCACTGTTAATAGCATCGGCTACCTCCGGGGACATTTGAGCAATTTGATCCAAGTCAAGCTTCTGTAGGAATCGACGATCCTCCTGTTGCCAGCCAACATAGGTAATAAGTAAACCGCGCTCAAGAAGGTAGTTAGCACCTAACTCCATCTCACGATAGAAGCGAGGGATGTAACCAGAACTAACCATCCACTTAAGGAACCCGGATACTAGCTTACTGCGAGCAATATCACCACTCTCCACTGGGAACGCTCGGACATTGGCTCGATTCAACGATGCCATAAACAAAGATACTAGACGAGTAATTCGCTCATCAATAACGTGGCACTCCATATCGGATGCACCTTCCCAAGGGAAAGCATCAGCCCCGTGCTTGCGATGATCTCGACTCTTGCCAGGCCACCAGTTGCGACGGTCATCGTAACTAGTACGGCATAGGTCAAAGTAGGACTCAAGCTCACTTACAGTCTGATCGTAAGCGTAACGGAGAGTCTTGATGTCGGGTTCGTCCTGGACATAAGTCAAGGACTCAGAGATTGATTCATTTAGCATTTTGTTCAGCGAGGCGTTTTTGTATAGATTTAAGCAAACGGATAGTATAAGTCGATGATACGCCTATTGTATCACATAGGTCACCATTTGTCATTGATACTCCACTTTCGTGCAGCACATACCTGCGAAGTATTTCCCAACTAGCGAATCGGTCGGACTGCTCCCTGCACCAATCCCTGTCTAAAGTTATATTCTTACTTTCCGACATAGCGATAGCTTACTCCCTTTGAATCCTCAATAGCCTCAAAGATAATTATCTTTTTAATAAGCTTACCCTGCCACTTGCGAGGAAGTAACACATTGACTCTCTTCCCGATTTCTTTGCTGAAGACAACATTGTACTTCGGGTTAGGGCATTCTGATATGACGGTTCCGGTGAAGTGCTTAGGGATAATCTCCTCAATCATAAAGGAATCCTCAAGGATTTTTGCACCCTCTTCAGTTACCCAAGTATTTCGTCCCGTTCCAGTAACCGAACCCTCTGGCAGTTTTTCGGTTGCGATTCTAAGAGCTTCATCGAACTCAACCTCTTGTTCTTCTGCAATTTTACTTAATCTTGTCTTTGGCATTAGTATCCTCCCTTGCGTGGTTTAGTTGTCATCATATCGTTTGATGAAAGAAAGTCAGGACCTTCTCCACCATTCGACATCCGCAAATAGCGAATGACATCAAAGAAGTCCTTTAGGGCTTCCTCAGGCTTTCCGCCTGCATTGTAGTTAATAAGGCTGTCGATAAGATTACCGCAGTCCTCGTGAATATAGCATCTTGGTCTATTGGCTTGGTCAATGTCCACATTAGGATTGTAGTTAAACCAGTCATCCAAAGCTGTGATGCCTTGTTCTTCCATCTTACCATCAGATGGTATAAAGCTTAGACCGAAGTCATAGAATGATGTAAATAGATCGTCATTGTTCTCATTCTCTCTAGCAAAGAAACGCGAATCCCCGATTCTCTCAATTACCTCAATCCCTAGATCGTCCTCAATCTCCTCAAATAATTCGCAGTACCCCTCAACATTTAGACCAATCTTCTTGGCTGCTGGGCCGTACTTCCACTTCGGGTCCCCGAACATAGCCCACTCGCCGTACGTGTTGCGATCCGGCCACTCCNTGCGGATGTANANCTCNCCGTCCTTGTTTACCCCAGCCCAGATNCANGTATAGTTCCTNGCACCAGCGGGGTCAACCACCTGNTAGCAGGTGAACTGCGACTTATCGGAAATGTCGGGGAACGTCATCTTGTATTTGTTTGGNTNCTCATTGAGCACNTTTACCTCAGTATTNAAGTAAGGGAGCAGAGCATTGGCTGACTTCACGGGTAATCCGTACGCACGGACCTTTATCTCATCCTCTGGTCGCCCGGCTAGATCCTTTGCGATTCGCTCGTAACCACCGAAGGGGTTCTCGTCCGAATGCAGGTAGATCACAGCCGCATCACGGCTTGGACTGTACTGCTTAGTAGGAACCTCCTTGCCCCGTAACAGGGCGGCAGGTCTAGTCTCAAGGGTCTCTGCTCCCTTTAAATAGTCAGCGATGAAAGGTGTATAGCCATCAATAGGTGTGAACCCAATCACCATCTTGGAATCCCGTGTAGCTAGGCGGAACCGTAGGGTATTCACCAAAGCAGCGTCACCTAAGTACTCGTCCAGCCAGGCTCCGATATTGGATTCATTCCCAGCCTTGACGCTACCCTTCTTGAACCCGAACTCAAAACCCTCAAGGATAGTGGAGTTATTACTGAACTGTGTATAAGTCTTGAAGTCCACACGTGTCCTAGTATCCGGGAACACGAACGAACTCCCAGTAAAGCCATTCTGCATTGAATAGTTAATGTACCCGTCAATGCTCTTAGTCTTCTTCCGGAACTCCTTGGGCATCATCTCCCAGATGGCTGGCTGCTGTACCTTAATAGAGGTATCCGCATTCTGAGAAAAGCATACTATGTGTCCATCAAAGTTAGAACTCACGGCCTCCATTATCCGCTTAGCGCAGCCAGTTGTCTTGCCGGAATT